TATAAAGCGGCAACATGGATTAGAAGTACGATGAAGATGTCTTGGAAGAATGATGTAGACCCTGGCATGCCACCACCGATATTGCGATTTAACGCACACGGAATATATGAAAATGTGCCTTGTGTTGTTCGTGACTTTACGTGGAACTTAGACTCAGATATAGATTATATAGAAATACAAGACCCAACATCAGACAAATTCAAAATAATGAGAGTGCCAGTTACAAATATGTTTGTATTGACCTTATCTGTTACTTACTCACCTAAGAGTATAAGAGACAATTTTAGTGTTAAAGATTATCTTACGGGCAATTTAAAGGACAAAGGCTATGTATAAAGAAGAATCACCATGGAATAGAACAGGAATCATAGACGATACTGTACTAGATATAATGAAAAAGAGATTTATCTATAAAGACCCATTTGATGAATATTACACGATACCTCAAGAATTTGACGAACGTCCAGATTTGTGCAGTTATGAGATGTATGGAACTGCCAAGTATTGGTGGATATTTGCTACTAGAAATCCAGATATTATAATTGACCCTATTAGAAATTTTTCTGCAGGAATCGAGATTAGAATCCCAAGCAAAGATAACATAGCAAATATGGTGTAAAATAATGGACAATACTATTTCGGCTACGTTAAAAGATGTTGTAGATAAGCATGAAGGCTTCTTAGAAAATCCTCTTGATGTCTATGATTCTTACACATACACCCTAGAGTGGTTTGTATGTGACCGTAAAACAACAAGAGCATTTCAAGAACAAGAAGCATTTGATATGGAGACAATCGTCTCAGACGGATGGCCACGTTCGACGGACAATGCCATAACAATAGCAAAAACTGGTGTTACTACCGAATTCACAGTGGCAGATTTGACTGTAGAGGCTGTTGGTGTGGGTAATGGAGATTATAGTAAGATTGCCGGAACAGCCGATAAGTTAAGTTTCACTGTTACCCAAGTTGGCAATACAAGCCTAGCAAACAGTTTACAAACTGTGGTTGCATTGTGTGGATTCAGTTCTATTACTGATGCTGAATATTTTATTAAAATAAATTTCGTAGGTCACGGCACACATGCGAAAAAAAAGAAACTTGCACAAACAAAGGTTATACCATTTAAAATCGTAAATTATCAAAACTTAAATACTACAACTGATGCAAGAGGAACAACAACGGTCATTAGTGGACAAGTTCCGGCCGATAAAGTTGTAATGGACACTGATGTTGCGAAGACCCAACATGGATTCAATTACGAAATAGCCAATAATTTAGAGGTATCATTGAACAAATTTTTTGCAAGATTAAACGAGTCTATTAAAGATAACGACCAGGCGCTTCTTGAATCTATGAAACACACATATGGTTACCAGTTCTCTGAGCGAGTTAAAACTTTAGGATGGGATAAGGGTAGCATGCCTCCAGACCATTCACTCAATGTCAACAAAAACATGGTTGCGAAAGGTGAAAATCAGGCTAAGGCCTCTGAGGGAATTTTGCCTGGAAGTCATATCTATAGTATTGTAGAAGAATTGTGTAATGTATCTACGTTGATTAAAAAAGAAATTGCGGCAGACAATCCAGGATTTACAAAAGTTCTAAAAATAACTCCACATTTGATGATTAAACCAGATGGATATAATCCAGTCAAAGGAACAGAAGCATATGATGTTTTATTTTTTATAGACTATGAAGAAAAAGTTGTTGTTCATAATATGCCAGACCAACTAAACAAGATAAGAAATAGTAAAAAAATGGTCGAAGACATGTTTGCAAATGGACACGTAAACAAGAAATACGAATATCTGTTTACTGGAAGAAATGACCAAATATTAGATTTCAATATTTCATTAGACGCAGAACTAACAAAAATATTTTCAACACCAGATGATATTTGGGCATATGAGCATTTTAAAAAAGAGGGAAATCAGAGTATAAGACTAGATGAACATCATCAAGAACTTGTTGACAAAGCGAAAAATAATTTTGAGAAATCAAATGAAGAATATTTAAAACATCAAACAAGAGCAGATAGTTTAAAAAAAGAATTAACAAATTTACAAGATGATTATAGAAATAAAATAATAACGGAACTCTCAAACCAGCGAGGTGGTTTATCACCTATGGCAATAGAGCGTGCCTTTGGTGACAAATCACTAGAACAATTAATGAATGATTATTCTGTAGTAGATGAGGAGCCAGACAAACCTGGACCAGTAGGCTTTGCAGCCGCGGCAAAAAATAAGAGTAAGTCAAACTCTGAAATGATTGGCGAGTTGAATATTACTCATATGAAATCAAATTTGAGTAAAAAAGAAAAAGCAGTTGAAGAAGCACAAGAAAAAGCGAATAAATATGAAGGCGTGGCACTTACAAAAGAAAAATTTGCACAAGACGAATATTCAAACGCTATTGCTTCTAAGTTGAATACGAACAACCTAAACTTTCAAGATGTAGGAAGCAAAGTATTCACTGACATTCGAGATATAAATCCTGACGGCAAAAATCTTATACTTGCTGAAGAACTTGGAGAAGATTTAATAAATCGTCTATCCAATTCAGATTATGAAATTATACTTAAAGCACAAGCAAATAATCCAGTCACATTCAGAAGATTAATCCAGGGGATGGATGAAGATTCTAAACAAGTCGCTATAAGTAAAGGAGATGAAACAGAGATTGAGTTAGCGAGAGAAAAATATTACGAAGCAAAGGGTGGTAAGTTGAGCATGATATATGCAGATATGACCATCAAGGGCGACCCTTTTTGGTTAGAAGGATATATACCACCAGCAAAAGAAAAAGAAGTTTTTGGTGATAAAGGCAGTGACTTGAAATGGAATATACATTCAAAACTTAATGGATTTCCTTATCTAGTATTAAAATCGGGTGTCGCAAAGGGCGTTGACGAAAATGAAAACATTAAGACTAGAACACTTGTCTTTAGTTTATACGCAGTAAGAACAATCACGAGTAATTTTACGAATGGTATGTTCACTCAAAACTTAAGCATGGTAAAATGGACCGAAGCAGAACAATTTACATCTGAGGCTGGTGAGAAAGTTGGAATGGTTGAAGTTGAAGGGAACACAAATTCGCCAGGACATCCATCTGACCCAGAAGGAACTCTATATAAATCTTCTGATATTCCACCTGTTGACTTAGATGGTGCTAGTAATGTCGATATTAATGGAGACCCTATTACAAAAAATATAGACAGTTATACTGATGAAGAGAGAGCAGAAAAAATCAATAATTTCACTACCTTTGATGAAGACGAATACAACAAATTCAAGGAAATGACACAAGAAGAAAGAGAGGCGGCATGGGCGGCTCAAGAGGCCGAAGAAATAAGAATTGATGAAATGGAAGAGGCTATGAGTTCTTATGGAAATAGAACTGGACCAGGACAAGAACCAATTACTACTGCGCCAAAAAACAGGCTTAATAAGAATGCATCGCGGTATGTAGATGAACACGCTGATACGACCGACGATACTATAACAGCACAGAGTAGTATGGTAGGACACTTTAATCCAACTGTTGATGCGATTGTAAGAAATACCTTGGCAAATGAAACTTTAGACCAACTTCCAACATTGCACAAAACATGTGAATCTCAAAGAAAAGGCGGCCAATTGCCTTTTACTGCATGTGATATTATTAAGGACAGTAATAAAAAGAGGTTAGAATCTCTTGGATTAACTATAGAAGACCAAGGAAAACCAAGTGCAGTAGCGGCAATGAATACACAAATAAATGATTGGATATCAAATGATGGTGTCACGTTTTCAGACGAAGAAATTGCAGTTTATCAAATCGCCGCAGGTGGCGAACTGAACATCACCGGCCATGACCCAGATGATATACAGAAACTAGTAAAAAGAGCAACATTTGAGAGAACTCCAGAAATTATTTTAGATGAACAAGCAAAAGGTATCACAGCAGAAAATTATTATACTGAATCTGGTGTAGCAAATAATAGAATATTAGAGGAGTCAAAACCCCTTAATTCTGAAACAATAAAAGGAACAGAACTAAACACAATAACAATACAACCATATCAAAAGTCTGATGGGTCTATTAAAACGTCAGAAGATTTTGAAGCAGAATACGAGGCAATAAAAAATGATTCTAGTTGTGTTGGTGCATGTAGAACTGCAAAATATCTGAAATTAAGCAAAATTGAGAATGATGCCTGGAAAGCCCAATATGAGTTGAATAGAATCGAAGAATCAAAAGTTAACAAAATAGTAAAAGAGTCTTGTCCTGAGGGCACAAAGAACAAAATGAATATTAAAAATAGAAAACTGGAATGTGTTCCAATTCTTTCAGACAAGTTAACTGATAATGAAATGATTGATGTTGAAGTATTAAAAGAAGAGATTAATAAAACACTTGAAGAAAACTACTATAGTGAATCCGGCATAGCAGAAGAAGATGCATGGAAATCCAATGCAGTTGAATTAATAGAAACTGAACTAAAAAACGAAGACTTAATCATTACAAATAAAGACAAAACTGCAATGAAATTTGCGGTAGCATCTAAGATTAATAATACTATGGCGCTAAATGAACTATCGGACAACGACTATCGCAAAATTCAAGGATTAGAAACAGGGATTAGCACAGTAATTGCGGCGGCAGAAGACGGACATCGTGGCGATTTAACTGAAGCCGTAAAGGTTGGTAACCTTCAACACGAATTGAATACCTTATCAGCAGATGTAACTGCATCTAATACAAAACTAGATGATTATTATTTTGACTCATCTCACCGAGATATAGAAGTTAAAAATCTAGAAGAACTTGAATTAGAGGTGGCAATTGCCGACCTTTCTCTGCCAGCAGAAAAAGTAACTGAGGTGGCGACTATAAAAAATGGCAACAATACAGACATTGTTCAGATAAAAAATCCAGTTGAACAGATTGCGGTTGAAAACGCACCAATCTTGATAAAATCTGGCACCGATACTATGGATATTATATTACCTGGAAGTCTAAAAGACAAACTAGAGGGCGCCGGTGTTGGTTGGGATTATGCAATGGCTAATCCTGAAAAAATATCTCAATATCATGAGGCTAAAAAGATATATAAAATACTGATGAGAACTCAGCCAGGAGACATGACTACTGTGACTGATGATGCAGGAAGAGATATAAAAGTTAAAGATTTTAGTAACATTGGACCGATTACATACACAGATGCAAATGGAGTTTCACAAACAATTAGTAATCCTAGTACATATTTTGGCATACATACAACTACATACAATGATATGAATCCAACATATTTAATTGATTATGATATTTTAAAAGGAAAGGTTGCAGACTTGTTTCCAGATATTAAATCAGGACAAAAAAGTCAAATGATAGATGGCAAGTTACCTAGAGATAAAGATGGCACTCTTGTGATAACTATATCAGCCGATAAATTTTATATTGACAAGTAATAAAGGAAGTTAACTATGGCAAAAGAAGGAAAATTAGTTGGACAGTTTAGGTCTGCCGCGGCAAACCAAGCATCTCCTATTACTAAGAAATTAGGTAAAGGTATATTTAAAGCAATAACTGTAACAGAAAATTCAAAGGGCGAAAAATTTATTGACCCAACAGGCCAAGGTAGAGTCGCCGCATATATTCCTTCATTAGGTGAAAATGGAGAAGACCCAAGATTTTTTAGACACGCACAAACAGGTGCATTGTTTAATGTTCCAGACAAAACAGGTATTACACTTCTCGTCTTCTTTGCTGATAGTGGCAGTTCAACCGAGGGATTTTGGTTTGCAACATCGACTGATGTAGTTGATATAGTTAGTGGTGGTGCTTCTGGAAAAGCAAAACCTGAAGAAGGTTCCGCAATCGGCACAGGTGTTTTTGCTGATGTACCAACAATGAAAGTTCACAAAACCCAAGATGACGTAGAACTGGATGATGCGACATTACCAAACAGTACAACAAATAAGAATGTTGCTGACCAAGGAACATATACTGATTCTCTAAGAGGAACAACAACTACAACCCCTCGTAGAGATGCCGCATATGGCGAAACACAGCATTCTAAAGTTATGGGAATTAAATCATCAGGTGGGTCTTCTTTATCTATAGATGATGGAAGTGTCGGTGATGATGGGACAATTCATCCTGAGCAAATAAGAATAACGACTTCTTCGGGTGCCGGAGTTATATTAGATGGCGGAAATGATTTTATTTACGTTGTTAACAGTTCTGGTTCTGGATGGGTAGAGATTGGGGCAAGTGGCGAAGTTATGGTATACGCAGAAGGCTCGTTAAATATGAGAACTGAGAAAGACTTCAATGTTAGAGCAGACAAAAATATAAATCTTGAAGCAAAAGAAAATATTAATATTAAGAGCATCGAAGGAAATACTAAAGTTAATTCAGATAAAGAAATACATTTACGAAGTAAAGGAAATACAATGTTACAGACCGAATCGACTCTTAATGTGAATGTTGGAATTAATGGTTTTATAACAACAAAAGGTGGCAAATTGCACTTGAATGGTCCAATTGCACCAGAGTCAGAACTTATTCTAGTTACAGAACATCCAGATATGCAAAATTTAACATGTACAATAGTTAAAGATACTATTGTATCTGAAATGCCAACACACGAACCTTTTGTTAGACCTCATTCTAAAAAATTATCAACAAGCCAATTTGCAATAGATTCCGCTAGTAAAGATGGCAAAGATAAAGCGGGAATAAAATAATGATATACGATAAACGAAAAGGTTCATTACTAAATTACATTCAGTTACCATTGCATGTTATAACTGAGAATGGTACATTCTTGGGAACAGGTTATGATGAAAATGATAAACCTACATACATACTGTCACATGTAAAAGTAAATTTAGAAAACGTAAAAGATTTAACATTCTCGACAATGAGTAAGAATGCAATTATATTAGATAATAAACCCACACTCACAGTTGAAAATAATGTAGTTGGATATAATTATAAAATATCTGACACTGAAGTGAACTACGGTTATATTACGGTTGCATCTACACGAATAGATATCACAACTAATAAAATAACAAAAGGAATGGCAGATTTTATCTTAGAGAAACAATTAAGAAATATTGGTAATGTATTAGAAAAGTTTATTACAGTAAAAATATCACAACCACATTATGATGCACTCTTATATCATTTCTTTAATGAAGGCATTAGTACTATAGAAAACAGTTCAATTATTGCACTTATAAATGCACAAGACTGGTACTCAATAACAGACGAAATCCAAAAGAATATAAAAGAGAACGGAAAAGTAAACGAAACATTAGCAAATCAAAAGATAAAAACTGCTAAATTGTTTAGTTTTGTTCCGGGATTTTAACGATTTGCTATAACTTTATCTGCTAGACCAAATGCTACTGTTTCTTCTGCATCCAAGTAGTTATCACGTTCCATAGCCGCAGTCAATTCATCAAATGTCTTACCAGCGGTATTATGAGTTACATAAATTCCAGTCAATCTCTCTTTCATTTTCATAATCTCATCAACTTGAATCTTCATATCTGTTGCTTGACCACCAGCACCACCACTTGGTTGATGAATCATAGTGCGACTGTTTGGTAGTACGTGTCGTTTTCCTTTAGCACCCGCCTGAGCAAGTAATGAACCCATTGAACATGCTTGTCCCATCACAGTAGTTGCTACTGGACACTTAATAAACTGCATTGTGTCGTAAATTGCCATGCCAGAAGTCACTGCACCACCCGGCGAATTGATGTAAAAATGTATATCTTTGTCTTGATTTTCTGCTTCTAAGAATAATAACTGGGCACAAATCAAGTCTGCCTGATAGTCATTCACTTCGCTAGTTAGAAATATAACTCTTTCTTTTAATAAACGAGAGAAAATATCGTAACTACGCTCTCCATTTGTTGATTGGTCAACGACCATTGGTACTAGATTTGGCATGAATTGTTATCCTTTGATATAATTAATAGTATTATTTAGTACTATAATAACAGAATTGCATCCATTTGTCAATCTAAAACTACGAATATTAACTGGAGATAAATACATGTGTAATAAACTACAGAGAAAACAAAGTTATGCCATTATTTACAGGTTTTAGTACCAAAAATACAAATGCGATAAATCACGAGTTACAAGATAAAGACTTGGTGATTGAAGACCTTATGAATCATATCATGACCCGTAGAGGTGAGCGTGTGATGTTGCCTACTTATGGGTCAATTATACACGAAATGATATTCGAGCCACTAACTGAGGAAACAACTGAGTTGATTGAAGAAGATTTGACAGACATTGTAAATGATGACCCGAGATGTAGTTTTGTTAGCGTTGACATTACTGAATCGGACCACACAGTAAATGCTATGTTACGACTTACGATATTGCCGTCGGGTGAACCAGTAGAGTTGAGTATAGACTTAGCAAGAGAATAAAAGAGAGAATATTATGAGCCAAGAACGTACAGATAATTTATTCGCAAGTGAGAGTTGGACAACAGTCTACACTGCTTTCACTAACGTTAGTCTTAAGGCATATGACTTTGACACAATTAGAGCGGCCCTACTAGACTATACAGCCAGGATGTATCCTGAGAAATTTAATGACTTCATAGCAAGTTCAGAATTCATAGCAATTTTAGATTTAGTTGCATATCTAGGACACAGTTTAGCATTTAGACTAGACATGAACACTAGAGAAAACTTTATGGATACTGCTGAACGTAGAGCAAGTATTCTTCAGATGGCTAAAACTTTAGGATATAATAAGACACGCCCAATTAACGCAAAAGGCTTTATGAAGATTTCGAGTGTCACAACCAACGAAGATGTATTAGATAATGAAGGTGTCAGTCTTGCTGGAAAAATTATTAATTGGAATGACAGTAATAACATAGACTGGTATGAAAACTTTATCAGCATCTTAAATTCTTCTTTCTCTGGAACTACAAAAATTCAAAATCCCACATCTAAATTAACAATCGCAGATATAGAACATTCTTTGTATGAGATTAATGAAGACGTAAATTCAAAAAATATAAACTATCCATTTTTTTCTAATGTAAGTGGAAAATCTAGGCAGTTTGAAGCAGTTCGTGTAAGGATTAACAATACAGATTCGACCATCTTTGAAGACGAACCAAATTTAAACAATAATTTTACAATTATAAATCGTAATGATAATCTCGGCTCTGCTAGTGATAGAACAGGGTTCTTTGTTTATGCATGTGCTGGACAATTAGGGTTTCAAGATGAAAACTATACTACGACAATTTCAAACAGAACACAATCGATTACAGATATTAATATATCAAACTCTGATGTATGGGTACAAAAACTAGATTCACAAAGAGCATATGTTTCAAGTGTAGTAAAAGTAGACAATGATACACGTGAAACTGCAATTTATAATGCTTTACGAACTGGCTCTGGAGACATTGTAAGTGTCAACTCAATAGAGAATAACAGAATTGAACTACATTATCCTGATGGTGTGTTTGGTAATGCGGCAACTGGTGCATACAGAACATGGTATAGAACAGTAGACAATGAAAACTTTACTGTAAATGCAGATGATATCACAAACGAAGTCATAACAATTCCATATAAAGGAAGTGATAATAGAACATATAGAATAACTTTGACACTAACAAGCACTAGAGATTTCAGTGAAAACTATTCTGGTGAAACTTATGCAAGTATACGTAGAACTGCTCCAAGAAGTTACTACTCACAAGATAGAATGGTAAATGCACAAGATTATAACGTATATCCGTTGTCTCTTGGAACTAATGTTGTTAGAAAAGTCAAAGCAGTTAATACTTCTTTTGCAGGTAACTCTCGTTTTTACGAGATGGACGATGTTTTAGGACATCACTC